AAGAAATATGTTCTTGAACAGCCCCTAAAATAATGATATCATATTTATGTGACACAATAAGATTTTAGATTCCAAGACTTATGAACAGCTGTTAAGATGGCAAGTCCCCAAATGCTACTTCAAAGATATTGCAGTGGTTGAAAGACACAGTATCACCTTTAAGGATGGCAAGGTTTGGAAATTCAATTCTGTGAATGAATTAAGGTATATGTGGAAATTATCAAAGGAAGGTTGAAACACCTTCCTTTTTTATATCTTCCGTAACGCTGAAACCCCTGATTTTATCAGCTTTTCAGCCTGTTTGAAATGTGTTACGGAAGACACAGCTTTGTGCAAAACACCATATTGTGTCATATATGTGTCATATAAGTGTTATAGACACCGATATGCAAGGGCAGGTAGGGGAATTGAACTATTGAAAAAACCCCGGAAAATAAGCATTTCCGGGGTCTGTAAATTCTCTTGAATTATCTCTTTGATAACTCCCATCCTTGAAAATAGGACTTTCTAGGCTCGTTTGTAAGTTACGTGCAAATTACCTTTCGTAACTGCTGCCTTCCTTAGCTTCTTTTATGCGTATGTAATAAAGCAAACAATACCAGCAGCCTTTAACCTCTTTACTGTGGCTTCCGCATTTTTCTTTTCAGTGTAAGCGCCTACCTGGACTTTGTAAAGTCCGTTAAGCAGTCTTACGAATACATCCGTGTGTCCGGTCTTCTTAATCTGCTCCGCCATAAGGTTAGCGCCTTCCTTTCTCCGGTAAGCCCCAGCCTGTACCCTGTAGTACTTTTTATCGTCTGCCCTGGCTGCTCCCGCTGCCTGGTTTTCCTTCTTCTCTGTTGTTCCGTCAAACTCTGTAAGGTTATACTGTTCGATAATCTTAATAAGCTTTTCCGCATAGTCCGGGTCTGTCGCATATCTGGCAGCCTTAATAGCATAGCAAGCCTTCTTATAATCGGTTTCCCCAATTACTTCTTTATACCTCTTATTCGCTTTCAAAAAAGCGCTGTGGTCTGTAACAGATTCTTCCCAGCTATCATAAGCGCGGAAGACCGCATTTTTTACTTCTACCAGGTTTACCCCGTCGTAACATTCTTTTGTGTCTTTGCAATATACCTTACCTTTCCAGGACTTTGTAGCCTTAATCCCGAAAAGTGCTTTGCCTACCGTAGCAAGCCCGGACACTCCCCAGCCCGTTTCCGTGATAGCCTGGGCGATTGTCAAACTTGCCAACACTCCGCTTTTCTTCATATCAGCGGACGCAAGCGCGCCCACTGTTTTAATAAAGTTTTTCTGTTCTGTATTCATATTGAAGCCCCCTTATACTGCTGTTAAGCTTGCCACAGCTACCCAGCTGTTAATTTCCTTAAGCTTTGCTTCCTTTACTCCTTTATTTGTCTGTACCTTTTCTACCGTGTGCTTTTTGTCGCCAATCTGTGCCGCTGGTACTGCCTTACCTCTGGTAGAAGATAAGCCACCATATACCGCGCCGCTTTTAATTGTAACAATGCTTCCGGCTTTAATTTCCTTCGCTACTGGTGCTGCCTGGTTTCCCTTCTTTAAGCCGAACTGTACCGCGATAGCATTAGCTACGGCTGCTGCAATCTGCGCTTTCTTTGCTGCGTATACGCTCATATCGTCCTTATCATCAATAAAGCATACTTCCAGCAGTGCAGACGATACGCCCGCTGCTTTCGCTCTGTAGATTACTGTAAAATTCGTTCTTTTAACTCCGCGGCTCTTAAAGCCCAGTGCTGCGATACTCTGTACTATTTTTGTTTCTACCCCTACCGTCTTTTCCGCTGTAGTTACAAAAATCTCCGTACCTGTCGTCCGTCCGTTTCCTTTAAGGTCTGCTGCCCCGGAATTAAAATGGACTTCCAGTACATAACCATAGTTTCCGAAGTCAACCGCCAGTTTTCCGGCTTTTGCGTCTTTGTATGCGTTTCTTTCCGTCGGGTATAAATCCACCTGGGCGTATGCGCTCAAAGTCTTCTTAATTTCCTCGACCATGTAAATAGTCTCGTCTGCTTCTTTTCCGAACTGTGATACAGTGCCAGGGTCGCCCGCTCCGTGTCCGCTAATAAGTAAAATCTTCATGTTTCTTATGCTCCCTCTGTGATTTTTCTTAAAATGTCGTCTTCTGTATCTTCATCCGAAACCGAAACCGTATTATACACATAGTCGTATAAGCTGCTGTTTGATTCCAGCATTTTCTTAAACTTCTCTAATGCTTCGTCTAACAGCTCGTCGTATTTTTCTTCCGTAATAAACAGGGTAATAATCGGGAATCTTTCTACAAGCCAGTCCCATACCATAGCCCTTTTTACCTGTCCGGTCTTTCTCTTTAACTCCTTTTCCGCTTCCGTAACCATGTACAGCAGCGCGATTCTAATTTTATCTAACTGCTGCTGTGGTGTGAGTTTCAAAAAGCGCAATACCGCATATACGGTAAGCCCCAGTAAAGCAACCACAATTACGAAAATTAACCAGTTTTCAAGAATCATTTTCAAAATCTCCATACTTCGCACCTCTAAAAGTTCTGTATTTCCGTTGGCTCTAACGCTTCGTCTATAAGTGCTTCTGTTTTATCCTTCATCTTTTGTATGGTTCTTTCTTTGATTTCTTCCGCCGGATTTTCTTCGCCCAGGTCGATAAGTTTTTTTATCATACCTAACTGTATTTTTATACCATTTTCAAGCTGTACCGCTTTCAGATACCATATTACAGCAGCGCCGAACACGCCCCCGGCTGTCGGAATTATGTAAGTAAATACTTCTGTAGGCTTTTCGTTCCATGAAAATATAATGGCTACTATGCAAGTGCATACAAATATTGAACCAGTGCTTAAAACTACCTTTTTCTTAAATTCCCGCTTCTTTGCTCTCACTGTGCGCTTAAGCCTTCCAGGTCTTTAATTCTGTGGTTTGCTACTTCCTGTTTTTCATCAAGTACCGCCTGGTCTTTTTCTAATTTGTACACCCTTTCTACTACGTTGTTGTGCTTGTCTAATTTCGCTTCGATATAATTAAGTCTGGTCTTAATTGTCCCGTATATCGCGCCGATAGACACCCCGTACACAACTAACTGAATAAGTAAGCCTATCCAAAATTCACTACTCAAGCCTTACTAACTCCTTCCTACGGCTCTAACATCCGTTCCAGGTCTTCGCGACCTTCTTTTATGTCTTCTATCATCATTAGTAACTGCTTATCTTCGTCTTCCATGCTCCTATAGTTCTCTAATTCCTCCAGCAACAGCCTATTTACTTCTACCAGGTCTGCTATTATGCTGCTCTGTACCTCTACTACGTCCAGGTCATAACGTGCTACGTTCGTAGCCTGTACTTCGTCTTCTTCCCTCTGGCTTCTGATTCTGTTAATTATCCGGCGTAATACTGCCATTTCCTATTAACTCCTTTTTCTTAATTTCTGCTTCTATTTGCCCTTTAATCTTCATGCGTAGCCTGTAAGTGTCCGCGTGTTTCGCGTGTCCTTCCCAGCTTGCATATTTCATAAGCAATTTTTCTTTTGTTATTTTTCCGCTTCTGTAGGCTTTGATAACTGCCCTTATATGCTTAGGGCTGCGCTTCCTTATCTTCCGGTAATCTTTGTAAATACGATACCCGCAAAAATCAAAGCCATTCTTAGCGTTGATTATCTGCGTTTTCGGATTTAAGGTAAGCTTAAGCCGCTCGCCTAAAAATGCGTCTATCTTTTGTAACACTTCTACCAGGTGTTCCCGGCTATTGCTAACTATTGCAAAATCATCCATGTAGCGTGTATACTTATCTTCCTTCAATTCATGTTTTACGAAGTTATCTAATTCATTTAATACCAGGTTTGCGAAAAGCTGGCTTAATAAGTTTCCCACCGGAAGCCCGCGCCCGTCTTCCCCGTAGCTGTCGATAATGTAGTAAAGCAGATTTAATAGGTCTTTGTCTTTGAAAATCCCGCTTAATATTTGCTTTAGTACTTCGTGGTCTACACTATTGAAATATTTGTGTATATCCGCTTTTAATATATAAACCTGTTTTCCTTCAAAGGATAGGTTTCTTATGCACTCCTGGGCGTAATCTGCCGCTTTGTGCATACCCTTATCCGTTCTACATGCGTAGCTATGATAATAAAACCGTCTTTCTACAATCGGTTCTATTTTATTGTTTATCATGTGCTGTGCTACTCTGTCCCTAAATGGTAACGCGTATATGTCCCGCTTCTTCGGTTCATACACTACAAAGCGCCGGGCTTCCCCTTGTCGGTATGTTCCAGCTTCCAGGTCTGCCACCAGGTCGTATAATTCTTCTTCCAGGTTATCCGTGAACCTTAGCACTTCTTCCCGGTATCTTTTGCACTTTCGCGCCTTCCTGTATGCGTCTTCTGCATTTTCAAAGATCGCTATATCCTTTATTCCTATGTTACTTCGTTTCATCTTCTGCCGTTTCCGCTTCCGCCCTTCGCTCTCGCTACTAACCGGAAGCGTCCTTTTTTATGTTTGCCTGGTAGTCCCAGGACGGGCTATACGTTCTGACTATATGTAAATAGTCCTTGCTAGTAAGCCGTAGCTTGCTAAGTCTGAAAAGTTCATAAGTCACAGCCGAAGCGCGCGCCAATGTTAGCGTTGACATTCCAAGGGTAATTGTTACAGTTGACAGCGCGGCAGCCAGCGATAACGCCGTTGTTCCAGTTGCCACCCGCGAGAAGGCGAAGCAACGTATAGCCCATATTCTTAACTTTGTACTGATTTAATGAAGCCGCCTAACATTTTTCCTATTTCCGTTAATTTCTTCGCGGCTACTCCGTATGTATGCCCGCTTATGTACTCCTGGTCGTAGGCAATTCTGATATAATACCGTAAAATCACTAATTCTACGTCCGCGTCGTATAAAAGCTTTTTCTTCGTCGTGCTTTTCCCGGCTCTAATGATGTACCGTAAAATATCCATGATACAATTTTTAGTATCTTTCTGTAGCGAAAACTTTTCACTTTTCGGATATTGTCTTAGCACCGGGTATATGTACTTTATAAAATCGTACAGCTTTTCTTGTATCTCTAAATTGCTTTTCATATAATCGCCCTTCCTCTGATTTGCGATTATATCACAGCTATTTTGTTTTGTGTCGCCGTTCCTCATTGTTTCCTATATCCTGGAAATTTGCCTTAAATTTTTACCGCGTGTGCGGGCTTCCGCCCGCACAAAA